AACACCAATGCTTCACAGGCTGCGCGTAACGTGCGGTTGCGCTGCACCGGCACAACTGGGGGTTCGACCCGTAACCTCGTGGTTCCCAGCATCGAGAAGCCGTACATCGTCCTGAACGATTGCGCGGACAGCATCCTTGTTAAGACCTCTGCTGGTAACGGCATCACCGTCCCTGCGGGTAAGACCATGTGGGTTTATAGCAACGGCACGGATGTAGTGGACGTCACCACCCATCTCACGTCGCTGACGCTTGCCACGGCGCTTCCTGTTCTCTCAGGCGGTACAGGTTCCAACACTGCTTCGGGTGCACGGACTAACCTTGGCCTCGGCACAATCGCCACACAGAACGCTAACGCTGTCGCCATCACTGGTGGTTCGATCACTGGTATCACTGATCTTGCTATCGCTGATGGCGGCACAGGTGCTTCGACTGCTGCGGATGCACGGACCAATCTGGGTCTTGGCTCTCTTGCTGTTCTCTCGTCGATCAACAACTCGAACTGGTCTGGCACCGCTCTGGCGGTAGCCAATGGCGGCACAGGCGCAACCGATGCGGCGACTGCTCGGACTAACCTCGGCGCTGGCACGGTCACTTCGGTTGCTGGTGCAGGCACGGTCAACGGTCTCACGCTCACCGGCACAGTTACTTCGTCCGGCTCAATCACGCTTGGCGGCACGCTCTCTGGCGTCAGCCTGACCTCGCAGGTCTCCGGCACACTTCCGATTGCTAATGGTGGTACGAACGCCACGACTGCTGGGGGTGCGCGCACGGAGCTTGGAGCTACGACACTTGGCGGTAATCTCTTCACAATTACCAACCCCAGCGCGGTTACATTCCCACGCTTTAACGCGGACAACACTGTCTCTGCTCTGGATGCCGCGACTTTCCGGAGTGCAATCGGGGCGGGTACTAGCTCGGCTTCAGGCACGGTCACCAGTGTTTCTGGTACGGGCAGCGTCAACGGCCTTACCCTTACGGGCACCGTTACCTCTTCGGGTTCACTTACCCTTGGTGGTTCTCTGTCCAACGTCAACCTGTCAACGCAGATCACGGGCACTCTCGCAATCGGCAATGGCGGTACAGGCGCAACCGATGCGGGCACCGCACGGTCTAACCTCGGCGTCCCATCCACCACAGGTTCCGGCGCAACCGGCAACTGGGGCATCAACGTCACGGGTAGCTCTGGCTCTTGCACGGGTAACGCAGCGACAGCTACGTCGGCTACGACGGCAGGTTCAGCAACCACAGCTACAACGGCTGGCTCGGTCACCAATGCGGTAACCTTCACCAACACAGGTGGCGCAGCGGCAGGTACGACGTTCAATGGTTCCGCAGCGCGCACGGTTGACTATAGCACGGTAGGTGCACCTAAAGCAGACGGCACGGGCGCATCAGGCACTTGGGGTATTAATATCTCAGGTAACGCCAACTACGCTACAACTGCTGGGTCGGCTACAACGGCTACGACGGCTACGTCAGCGACAAACGCTACCAATGCGACGAACGCAACGAACGCTACCAATGCGACGAACGCCACAAACGCAGCCAATCTCATCACGACCAACTTCTCCATCGTGGAAAGCGGTGGCGTCCTGTACTTTAAGTATGGCGGCACCAACATCGCTAAGCTAGAAAGCAACGGTGCGTTCACTGCACTTAACAACGTCACAGCCTTTGGGAGCATCTAATGCCTCTTCCATCTAGTGGACCTCTTTCAATGTCGCAAATCCAAGGTGAGTTTGGGGGGTCAAACCCCATCTCGCTAAGTGAGTATTATGCTGGCGGAGGGTTGGTACCCTCGGGTACGACCGGCACCTACGGGGCTGTGCCTTCGAGCGGTGCAATCAGCATCCGGAACTTTTATGGCACGAGTAAAGTTGTTATAACCCTTACCGACCAGAGTGCGTTTGACTTCTCTGGCGGTGCGCGAAACGCAACCACTGGGTACCGCCTCACTTCTGGAGGCTTGGCGCAGACACTGGAATATCTCACATATACTACGAAAGAGACATGGTGCACGCCGACCGGCGAAGCTGTTAACTACGAAGCCCTCGTTAATAACGTATCAGGTTCGGGCCTTAGCTCAGGCACTGTGGGGACTTGGGTAGCGCTTTCAACGACACAGACTTGGACCCTTGTTGCTACTCCGGGTAACGGGGAGCTTACCTCCTTTGATGTTTCTATCCGTCGCGCAGGCACGACTACCGTGCTTGATACCGCGACAATCACTCTTGAGTCGGATGCACAGTTCTAATGGCCTTCATCAAGCTCCAGTTTAAACCCGGTGTGAACCGCGACCAGACCGACTACTCCAACGAGGGCGGCTGGTATGAGTGTGACAAGATACGGTTTCGCTCAGGTTATCCGGAGAAGATTGGCGGCTGGACTAAGACCACTCCGACTGCGTTTGATGGCGTATGCCGCCAGATGTGGAACTGGATCACGACGTTTAACGATAACTTACTGGCGCTTGGGACTGACACCAAAGCCTATATCGAGAACGGTGGTTACTACTACGACATCACGCCGTTTGGCGAAGCACTTGCCGGGTCCAACACTTTTGCGGTGACCAACACCTCGGCTGTGGTCACGGTTACGACGACCACTGCGCTTCCGTCTTGGCTGGTAACGGGTGAGCCTGTGCTTGTAGCTGGGTTCGCATCTGCTCTTGGCGGCATCCCCATCATCGAACTGAACACGGTTCAGACGATTACCAAAACTGGGGCAAACAGCTTTACCTTTACGGTAGCGACACCTGCGTCCTCTACCACATCCGTAACCGGCTCAGGCTACACTGTGCAGGCTGAAATTGAACCGGGTAACGCCATTACGACCGCAGGTCTTGGTTGGGGTGCAGGGACTTGGGGGCGTGACGCTTGGGGTCTGGGTGCTACCACGGGCGGTATCAACCTCCCGCAGCGTGATTGGTGGTTTGACAACTTCGATAACGATCTTGTGATGAATATCCGCAACGGTGCACCTTACTGGTGGGTTCGCGGTCCAACAGACGACCCCCAGACTGCATTGGCTACGCACGCTATTACCTTGCAGGACTATGCAGACGGTGAAGGGTATGACCCTAACGCCGTGCCCGCGCAGGTTATGCAGTTGCTGGTATCGCAGCAGGACAAACATCTTATTGCTTTTGGTGCAGTACCATTTGGTTCGACGAGTACGGCTGACTTTGACCCGCTTCTGATCCGCTGGGCTGACCAAGATACACCGGGTGACTGGACACCATCTACGACCAATACTGCTGGCGACCTACGCGTCTCACGTGGTTCGCGTATCGTGCGCGCACTGCCAACACGTCAGGAAATCTTGGTTTGGACTGACACCAACCTGTACACGCTTCAGTTCCTCGGCACGACCGACGTGTTTGGTTTGCAGGAATACGCAGACAATATCTCGGTTGCTTCGCCCCGTGCGATGGCCTCGGCTGCGAACATCACCTACTGGATGGGCCAAGATAAGTTCTACGCCTACACTGGTCGCGTCGAGACGCTGCCTTGCACTTTGCGTAACCACGTGTTCAACAACATCAACTTCGACCAGTCCGACCAGATCATCTGCGGCACCAATGAGCAGTGGAATGAAATCTGGTGGTTCTACCCAACGGCTGACAGCGACTACAACAACGCTTACGTCATCTATAACCACCTCGAACGCATCTGGTATTATGGTACGCTTGACCGCACGGCTTGGCTTGATACGCCGATCCGCCAGTATCCGCAGGCTGCGAACACGCCAATTACAGTTGACGGCAGCACAGTAACCACTGGTGATGGCTTCCTTTATAACCACGAGGACGGTATCGACGACGATGTTGATCCTATGGACAGCTACATCCAGTCCTCGGACTTTGACCTCGATGACGGTGACAACTTCATGCTCACTCGGCGTATACTGCCTGATGTCGGCTTTGACGGCTCGACCGCTACATCTCCCGAGGTGACGTTCACCGTACGCCCGCGTAACTTCCCCGGCAGTACGTTCAGTGCAGATGCTGCTGACACGCAGCGCGTTATAGAAAATTCAATTGGCGTCTATACCGATCAGGTCTTCATGCGTGCCCGTGCTCGCCAGATGGCGCTTAAAATCAGGTCCGAGACTCTTGGTGTCCAATGGCAGCTAGGTGCACCCCGCCTCGATGCGCGTCCTGACGGGAGGCGCTGATGGCTCTCGATAAGTTCAAAGCGGCCCCGCTACCCAACCCTCCGGCGCAATACGACCCGCAGTATATGCGGCAGGTTATTCGCGTCATCGAAACTTATTTCTCGCAGTTGGATTCACGCACCCCAAACAATGCACAACAGTATACAGCCGATACCTTTAATGGTATTGCGGCCACACGGAACGTGACCACAGCGGAGAAGAATGCGCTTACCCCTAGCGCGGGATGGGTAGTATTTGATACAACATTAGGTAAATTATGTGTTTATAGTGGGTCTGGCTGGCAGACCGTGACTTCTGTTTAAGTTGGCGCTATAAGCGTAGGTACAAGGTAGGTAATCATGATGGACATGCAGGCTGCTCCGCCAACATACGCAGAAATGAACACTGGACGACCCCCAGTCGGTAATCCTCCCACGCTTGGGCAGCAGGTTCCGGGCATGTCTGGTGGGCTGCCTTCGCAGGGTGGCCTCTCGGTTCTTGCTAACCCAATGGCAAAGCAGCTTCAGAGCTTTGGGCGTGGCGATGACTCCATGCTCGTCCACATGACACCGGGCGAGGTTAACAGCCTCCAAGGTCTGGCTATGGCTACAGGCGGCTCCCTCACCATCAACCCCCACACTGGCCTCCCCGAAGCTGGCTGGCTCGGCAAACTCCTCCCAACGATCCTTGGTGCAGCCCTAGCGGCTACTGGCGTCGGTGC